GCAAACCAGCATCCAGCTTACCGCCGTTTACTTCCTCGTCCAAGATTTCCTCGCAATAGTTGCACTCAATGATCCAGTAATGCACTCCCGGAAACGTGTATTTGAGATAATACGTATCTGTAGCGTATACTACGGTTTCGCCGGTAGGTTCGTATTTGATGAGGTAGCCAAACGGCTCCATTGCGTCGTGCTGCGTTCCGAACGGCATAACGGCAAATCCTCCAATGCGTACCAGCTTCAAGGGCTGTAGGACGTTGAAAAGGCTTAAAAGCACATCATTCCCGATTGCCTCTTTTGTGCCAGCACTCCCGAATACGCTGATGCCCCGATGGATCATTTCAAGAACTTCTCTTGCATGATCACCATGCTCATGCGTTACAAGACAGCCAACCACAGAACGAAAATCCTTTATGAACGGCAATACCTTTCGCATCGGAAGTCCTGCGTCGAGTATCAGAGCTTCCTTACCCGCATCAAGTACATATGAATTGCCTAATGATCCAGTTCCGGCAATATGCAGTATCACAAAACCGCCTCGCTTCTTTTTCTGCGATTGGTAATCTGAGTTTTCTGATCAACCCATCTGCAATTTTCAGGACAATAATCTCCGTTCACATTTATGCGATCAATAGTACATTTCCCTCGCGGTGCATCTTGATCGTATCCATGCGAATAAGCCCATTGACGGAAAGCGAGATAATCGTTTTTCCATGCATCGCACATCGAAATTCCTCGACCACCATAGTACTTATAGTGGCGACAATTTTTATTGGTTGTTCGCGTTTTAATACTCAGCCACACTTTATATAAGCGTTCAACCTTTCCGACACGCGAACAAGCATGGGTTCGATTCATTGCCGCAACTCGTTCTATTGCTTTGCATCCGCAAGACTTTGACTGTCCATTTCTCAAACTCTTACCGAGAACACAAACAACATTTCCGCAATCGCATTTACATGTAAACATTGCTTTGCCGTCCTTATTGGATGGTGCCCTTTCTAACACCAACAATCTGTCAAAGCGTCGTCCAGTCAAATCGATAAACTTGCTCATAGCATCAGAAACCGGGCTCCATATCTTCACCGTTGTCCTCGACATACGCCTGAGAATCGCCCTCAGGAATGATGATCGGCGTGGCATTGGCGTTCTCGTTCACTTCAGCCTCAATACGCTCATCGAAATTGTCATTTGCCACTGCATCGGCAAATTCGATAGACATCACGCCATATTTGGAGATGATGTTCTTGATGACCGTTTTGAGTGCCATCGCATCGAACGTGGTATGCCACGGGCTGTCGGCCTTTTTCCAAGACTTGCTGTACCGCTTTGCGTGGGCCTCGACCTTTTCGCGCGTCCAGTACACACACTTCTCGAATCCATTCAGGAGCTGGAAGTAGGCAAAATACCCAATCGGAGTGTCCGACGTGGCATTGCCGGAGATTTCAAGCATGCCGGTAATACGGTTATAGGATACCTGTTCGCCCTCGTATACCATATCTGCATTGATATAGCGATACTGGCCGCTTCGCTGTGCAAGCTGGATATAACCCTTATCAACAATCCTGCCGTTTACCATCCGGCAGGGTTGGACTATCTCTTCGACTCATATTGAGTCGCCTTGCGCTTCGACCAGTTCTCAACTCTGGCCTACTCCGCTACACTCATCGCGGATAGTCTCTACACGTTCGAGGTGATAGCCTTTTGTCGTTTTTGTTTTCCCTGAAAGCTGATTCAACACGGAATAATAGCTGCACCCCAGAGCTGCCGCACATTCCTGTGCACCGCGATAAACAATCCCAGTTTCGACAACCTTCACAGAATATGTGCGTTTTTCGAGATTGACTTCTCGAAGCTTTTGTCGCGTATTCTCAGAAACCTTATGCCCCTTTCGAGGGCCTATTAGGTTATGGGTGATAATGCGCTGCTTGGCATCATTGGGCATGTGTTCCCAATGTTTTTTCAACGTCTGACTGATTTTTTTCTTTGTGTCATCCGTGAAATAGCGGCCAACTGTGTTGTATTCAGGCTTTAGGATTTCAATCCACTTTTTTTCAGTCTCCAACAATCGTTCGACAGGACATTCTTCGAGAACTTCAAACTCGAATCGCTCAATACCATACTTGGCTATATCGTCCGCAAACTTCTTGTTCTTCGATTTCAAGCTGGAATGCGGAGTTCGATGTTCCATCATCCGCCGCTTGATATCTTTCGACTGTCCGACGTATTTGGCTCCTGTGATAGTGTTTGTGATGAGATACACACCAATCATGCAATCCCCCCATTCCGCTATCACCTCGCTTCGCACGGTATTACCCATTTTGAGGAGGGCTTCACCGTTAGCACCTTTTCAGGCACACCCCTGAGAGGGTTCACAAGGTTTTTAACGGCACATCGCTATGCCGTGGGGCAAAAGGTTTACCCCATCTGGAAAGTAGGAACATTTCCGTAAGGAATGATGTAGGCAAAACCAAGGTTTGCGTTGATGGGGAGCTTCAAAGTGGCTGCCTTCAACGCTTCCAGCACAACTGCATTCGGGTCACAGTTCTGCAAACTCTTGTTGCTCTGCCAAAGCTCAATAATCGATGCCATGAATGCGCCGGCGTTCTCGGCGAGGATGTTCTGAAAATTCATCTTCATGGTCTCGTTGTTCAGAATTCCCTTCAGCTTCGACAAGGCCGTAGTTTGGATCTTTGCCATCTGGTTTTCTGCCATTTAGATAGCCTCCTTCTGTTCAACCCTCAAACTGCTATCAGTAGACACAGCGAGAGTAATAAGCTGCGAATCGGTATTGGTGAGGACATTTACTCGTTCGGAATTGTCCACAAAAAGCGGGAGCTGAAGATCATAATGCGCAGACAGTACGTTGATGATCTCGATATCAGCATTGATCTGGGCTGCGGTATTTGCGCATTCATAGCTGACCAATCTGCCGCCACAGGGAATCATGCAAACACATGTGTCCGCAATGCCTCCATTGATCTGTACGTCGAACAGCTTCCATCGAACTGTCGGGAATTTTGCATTGATGGATTCCTCCAATGCACCGCATCTGTCCTGCACGAACTTTTCTACGAGAGCGACCAGCAATTCAATCTCTGCAACTCTGGCTCCAAGCTCCTTCTGCTGCGCGGTAAGTTCTTTAATGCGACACTTCATCTTTTCGGCATTATCGCGCTCTGCCAGCACAAGACGATTGCGAGTGACGATCGCCTTCAACTCTCTCTTGCGGTCCTCATAACCCCGAATCTTTTCATCCGGAGCGGTGGCAGCTTCCTGACGCAACGACACAAGTTCCTGCTCAATCTCTCCGATCCTAGGTTCTGCTGCGAAGTCAACATCCGGCATATCGGAGAGCTTCTTGTAGGCTGCATCTCGCTCTGCCATGGCTGCATTTGCCTCTATCTGAGCTGCGTCAACGGAACTCTGAGCCAAGGCCAGTTTTGCACCATATCCCTCGACAGTGGCTGCGGCTCGGATTCCTCTTTCCTTGATTGCTGCAAGATCGGCTTTTCGCAGTTCATTCGCTCTTGCTCGGGCTGCCTCAACCTCAGATTCGGGGAGATTTTGACCACATGTGGGGCAAACGGACTCGATTTCGATGGTTGCATCTCTGCGTGCTGTGAATTCTTCCCGGAGGCTGTCACGCTGTCTCGCAGCTTCGTCGAACTCTTTCTGCATTCTATCTGCATCCTGCTTAGCCGCAGCCAGCGTAGCGGAGGCGCTTCTAAAGTTCGCGCTTGCCGCATCAGCCTCGGCTTGCAAGACCTTCTTCTGAGCAGAATGAGCGTCCATGACCTGACGTTTCAAGGACACAAGCTCCGATTCGAGGGCGAGCCTTTGCTGTCTGCTGGTGTTCTCTGCGCTCTGACCCCTTGCGGCCGCGATATACTCATCAATTCTTTCGATATCCTTTTCGCTATCATCGACAATGTATTCCGCGTCCCTGACCTTTGCCGGATCAACATCAGGCATAGCTCGCTTCGCTTCATCAATGCGAACAGGAATCATGCGCAGCTCTTCGTTCATTCTTTTGCGCTGGTCGGTAAGAACCTTGCGCAAATCATCAACGTGGATATTGCGCTGACCAATCTCATCTGCGAGCTGCCGGTATTCAGTGCGAGCAAGCAATACCCCGTCAACATCGCTGCCGGACATATCAAAGAGTTGCTGGCGACGCTTTTTCCAC